AGCGACGGGATATGATGTAGAAAATCATTCCCAAGGAAGAATCCTAGAAATACGTAGTCTGATATCAAGTTATCCGCGTTATACGGGACTCCCGCCAATCCAGCACTCATTTCCCTCTGAATTAGTCCGCTTAATTTCTCGATATTTACAAACAAAAATTCGGGGCCCGATTTGTTTTCACGTATGTGGGCATTTTCGCGAATTAACATAACTCCGCGCCTCTTCAATGAGAGGGACAACATAATCAGGTCGGCGTCCATTCCATAAATACAGATGGACTCTTTTGGTGGAATATTCGTCGCGCGAATATGTCCCATTATCTTGTGTTCTCCCTCTCCAGAAACATTCGCATCATTTAAGAAAACGACCGGCTTCCCGAAATAGTTGGATTTAATTGCATTTTGGATTGCGTCCGACAGAGCGTTCATAAAAAGCGTTCCCGGAGTTATCTGATTCGTATCCAGCAACTCCTCCTTGAAAACGCCGTATTTCTTTTTGATATCATTCTCCCATTCTTTCATTATGGGGCCTTTGTATCGGCGAAGGCGCTGTTGGTGCATTTTTGCCATAGGGACTGGTCCATCCATGAAAAAACCGACAGTTTTTGATGGATTTGCTGTATTTATTACATGTCGTGTGTAGCGAATAACATCATAAATAAGATGATTTTGTCTCTCATGTAAAGACTTTTTGATTAGAACATCGTAATTTAGACGAGCATAGCATTGATAAACGATTCCATTGAAATCGAAGAATAGATGATCTGGATTTTCAAAATGACATATAATGTCTTCGTTATATTTCCGAGTTAACCAATTAAAAAATTGTGGGATTCCCATTTTATATAATTAGTGAGTATTATTTATACTGTTATTATTCAATTTTTTTTATTTATTTATAATATGTTAGACCTTCATTATTTTGAAAATAGTTTAAGTGGAATATTTCTATTCATGATAATTATTTTGGGAGATTATCTTGGAAAAATGTTTCCTTGTGGTTTCCAAAAATTATTTGATCGTAATATATATTGTAAATATATACTTTCATTTTTTATTTTATTTATTGCAATTATATTATCAAATGAAAAATTAGCTAAAAATAAAAGTATATTAATATTATTTGGTATAACATGCTTAATTTATATATGGTTTTTATTTATGACAAAAATGAATGTATATTTTTTTATTAGTCTAATTGCTATATTGTTTGTTTTATACGCATATATTCAATATTATGACTATAATAAATTAGAAGAAAAAGATAAAAAGACATACAATATAATCAGATTAACATTATTCATATTAGCAATTCTAATAACGGTTATTGGATTTCTATTTTATTATGGAGAAAAGAAATATGAATATAAAAAATTATTTAGCTGGAATAGCTTCTTTTTTGATACGGTAAAATGTAATCATAATCCTCAAAAAGGGTCATTTAAAGATTATTTTTTAGCAATCTTCAACAAAAATAATATCTAATATATAAACATGCCTTTTTATAAGAAATTGACTGAATATTGTGCTAAAAAGATTTTTAATCCAGATTTTCCAATAATTGAAATCAATCGTGATACGCCCAAATCTACAATATCAAATTTTATAAAAATACATTCAGATGTAATAATAAAAGTAGATGAATATGTTAAGCGTCGCGGTAAAAATGGATTAGTTAAAAAAACAAATGATGTTGATAAAATAATAACTTTTATGAATGATAATCGAAAATACTCCCATTTTATTCTCGAAAAAACATTCAATATAATTGAAGAAAAATACTTTTGTATCCAGTATCATAACAATAAGAAACGTTATATTTTTAATGATAATGGTGGAATAAATTGTGATGACCCATACAAAAACGCAAGAATTACTGATTCTATTAAAGATTATGAAGAATCCAGTGTTATTTATCAATTGGATGCTATGTTTGATTCATTATACTGTAAAAGTCTCGAAGTTAATCCTCTTATATTAACCGATTCAGATTATTTACCGATTGATTTCGCAATTGAATTCGACAATTGTGGCCTATCTTTCTGGAAAGATGAGCATCGCCAGTATTATGATGCTTCCCATAAAGAGGAAAGCGCATCAGTCGAAGTCGAAAAACTGATTGAGGTTTTAGATGAAGCCTCTAATGCGAGTCTAAAATTGAAAATTATTAATCCATCTGGAAAAATAGCAACGCTGGTCGCAGGTGGGGGCGCTTCTGTTTTATATACAGATGCAATTGTTAATGCTGGATATGCAAATGAGCTATATAATTATGGAGAATACAGTGGAAATCCAACAGAGGATGAGCTATATCAATACTGTTCCCTCTTTTTTGAGAATTGGTTCGAGGGAATGGTGAAAGAAGGACCAATCTTATTTATTGGAGGAGGGATATCCAATTTTACAGATGTTGCTAAAACATTCAAGGGAATTATACGCGCAATTAAGAAGTTTTCCTCAAAATTTCAGACGCAAAATGTGGCAGTTTGGGTAAGGCGGGGAGGAGTTGGTGAAAAAGAGGGCTTGCGATTATTAAGGGATACCCTTGAAGAGCTCTCAATTCATAGCCACGTCTACGGAAGCGAAATTCCCATTACGGAAATTGTATCAATGGCTCTTTGTATGAATCAGGTTCAACTCCCAGAATATATTATAGAAGATGTATTACTCACAGATACCCCGAGGGAAATCTCGCTCTGGAATGACTATATTATTTTCATCGGTCATAATTCAACTATTATACAGCGTATTCTGGATTATGATTATTACATTGGGAAAGAAAAAGGGTCTGTATTGGGAGTATATGACCCATACACAAAAAAAGACACTTACAAAAACTACTTTTGGGGAAAACAAAAAATAAAAATCCTCATTACATCAAACATAAGCGCAATCACAATTCCAGAAGGGAGCACAGTCGCAATATATAACTATTTGTCAATTCGTAGTTGTGTTCAATCTACGAAGAAGTTTGCAGATATCCCCGCGATCAAAATGTTCTATATTATTGCGGAGGGGATACCCGAAGCAACTACTCTAGAATTAGCAGAATATTTGCAAATCCGTGGTAAAACCTTATTAGGGCCTTCATCAGTAGGAGCGATTAAATCTGGAATAAACGGCCGGCGTGTCGGGAGCGTGGGTGGCCTTATGGACAATATTCAGCGCTGTAATTTAGCTACGGAGGGATACGTCGCAATTATAACGAAGTCCGGTGGTTTGCTGAATGAAATGATTAATTATGTTGAGAGGCTTGGTCTCGTAGTTGGGGAGGCGGTATCTATTGGTGGGGACCGTTATCATGGTGTCCGTTTCATCGATTTGGTCAATTATTATATGGCAGATGATAAGATACGTGTCATTATTATGGTGGGTGAATCAGGTGGTATTGAGGAATTGGAAGCGACCAATATTGTTCAGACTAAACCTATCATTGCGTGGTGTAGTGGGACAAGCAATGACAAATTTGAGAAAAAAATAGAGTTTGGACACGCAGGATCATCGTCTCTGTCCGTCTATGAAGACGCCTCTTATAAGAACTACTTTATGAGAAAGTCTGGATTCATCGTTCCGGAAACATTTGAAGAAATTGGAAAACATATACAAAAATTTAAGAAAACAATTGAGAAGACTGATGGCAGAATTGTTCCCATCGATTTGTCAGAAGCAATCTCAAATGGGCTTGTCCGAAACGTCCCCAATTTTAGTTCTGGAATAACGGATGAGAGAAATGACTTAAAATATCGGGCAGACTCCATTGACCAAATAATAGAGAAAGATAATTCTCTCGGTTATACAATTGGGCTTATCTGGTTGAATATACACCTCGATAATTGGGCCTCCAAATTCATTGAAAAAATATTGGCCATTATGGCGGACCATGGCCCTGCTGTAAGTGGAGCACAGACCGCAATAATAACCGCCCGAGCCGGAAAAAATATAACAGAGTCTGTCGCGTCAGGAATCTTGACAATTGGACCCCGATTCGGTGGCGCGATTGAGGACGCCGGAAAAGATTTCTATGAAGCCTATAAATCAAAAGAGAAACCTGCTGATTTTGTTGAAAGAATGAAAACAACTGGTAAATATATTATGGGGATTGGTCATCGTATAAAATCGAAATTCAACCCAGACAAGCGCGTAGAAGTCATTAAAAAATATGTGGCATCTTCATTTCCAGAGTGGAATGTTCTCGGATATGCGATTGAAGTTGAAAAAATAACATTAGAAAAGAAATCAAATCTAATATTGAATGTTGATGGTGCAATTGGAGCATGTTTAATAGATTTGCTATTATATTATAAAGTGGATGTATCAAAAGTCCACGTCTTGAATGGATTCTTTATTTTAGCAAGAACAATCGGATTCATTGGACATTATCAGGAACAAAAATTACTGAATAATGGTCTATATCGTGCAAATGATTGGGATTATGACTTTTTAGATACATAGTAGTATCCAGCGAAGCCGGCAACAGAACCTAATATAAATCCATATTTCATTATTTTTGTAATGAAATTTCTTTTTTCCTGTTTTTCTTTAATACACAACTGATTGAAATTTGATAAAGTTTTAACTGCTCTTTCTGCACATTTGAGTTGATTTACAAGAATTATATTTGTATCATAGACTGTATTATACTTTTGTTTTTCTTCTTCTAATTGTTCTTCCAGTTTTTCTTTTTTATAACGATATTCGACTACATGTTTTACTATTTGATGTAATATATCTTTTTGTATCTGTCCATCATAATTCAAGAATTTATCTACATATTTAATTATTTCAAAGTCAATATCATCATAAATAACAAAATTTTCAATTTCTTCAATTCCAATTGACATAATTTAGTATTAATATTATTTTATACAATAATATACGCGAAAAAGTAATATAAAAAGAATGTATAATATATAATTATGAGTGATACAGAAGATTATGTTGTCATTGAAAACGAAAAATTAAAAGAAGAAACTATTCAAAAAAAAAAGGATGAACCTATTCAAAAAAAGAAGAGAAAACATTTAGAGGTTAAACCTGACTATTTTAAAACGGAAGATGAGAGACGCATAGAAATTAAAGCTTTATTGAATCAGTTAGCAGATTTAGGAATTATCGCAAGTATTCCAGGAATGAGAGATTTCCTTAAACACTCCCAATTATTTATTAAAGAAGGAGTATACTGGGAAGGAAGAATCCAGCTTACAGGAACTAATCGAGTTTTGTGTGGATTTTTAACAAATAGAAAGAATAAAGTATCCGATATTACTTTAAAGTATGAAAAAGAGTAATTACTTACGAAGAGCAGATGGTAAATTACCAGAAAAAAATTGAGGTGATCGTTGTAATTGTAATTGCGATTGTGGCCTTGGTTGAGATAATTTTTCTTTTAGCTCTTCCGCAGGTTGGGTTGGTCTCTGTAATTGAGGTGGTAGTGTTCTAACAGTTTTTGGCGCTTGATTTTGTCTAATTGCTATATTGCTTGGAGTTAAACCTGATCGACGCATTCCTCCACAACTGCACGGCATGATATAATTATTATAATATTTTTATAATTATGAATAATGAAAAACAATCATTAAATTTCGTTTTAGAAATGAGACAAAGATTTAATCAACCTAAATTTTTTATTGAATTTGGTGAAATATTTGATAATTTACGTGATAGTCAGGACCCCGACCTAAATAAAATATTTTTATTTGCAGAGGAAGCTTTTAAAGATAAAAAACCAGTTTGGTATGTCTTAACTGTCTTAATTGCGAACTTTGGTAAAATAATAATTTATCATCTAAAATCAAAAAAAGATGCAAATATTTTTGAGGTTATTGATAAAAAACCATCATATCTTGTTGGTCATGCTGTTATAATGAATAATTTAGATGACTGTATTTATTCATATGGATATGGTGAATATTTATATCATCTTCTTCTAAATCAAATGAATACAAATAGTTTACCAAAAGAAGCTTTACAATTAATCCGATATAAAGATGCTGATATTAATGAATCTGAACACTCTAATATAGTACAATTTCGAAGGTATTTTGAAGTTAAAGAAAATAAATTAAACTTTGATAAAATAAAAAAGAAGTATATTCCATTATTAAAACTATATTTTGAAAATAATGGTCTCTATATGTAATATGGACGGGAAGCAGAAAAGTGGAGGTAAATATATAAAAACCAAAGTATCACTTCCTAAAAAAGGTGATAAAGTAGAAATTATCATAAAACCATATAAAAGTAAAATTACTAAGGTTGGAATTATAAAAGATGTGCTAACAAAGAAACAATATCATTCAAGAGGACATAAAGTTCGCTTGGAAGATGGGACTATTGGTAGAATCGTGAAAAAATTGAAATAAATTATATATTTATTTTTATATAT